GGGCGCCATGGCAAACGATCTATCAGTCGCGCTGAAAATTCAGGCCATCGTCGAGGGCCTGACGAACATCGGCGCGCTCATCGATGAGATCCAGCAGCTGGGCGGCGACAGCCAGCGCGCCGGCGCCCAGGCCGAGACCCTTGGCGCGCAGCTCTCCGAGCTCGGTAAGAAGCAGCAGCTCATCGATCAGTTCACGACGCTCAAGAGGGAACTGCTGGATACATCCACCCAGCTCGATGCCGCGCGCAACCGCTCGGCCGCCTTGGCACAGGAGTTCAACAACACTGCCAATCCCAGCAAATCCCTCACGCGCGAATTCGACAACGCCAACAAGGCGACCCGCGCCTTGGCCGACCAGGAGCAGCGCCAGCTTCTCGCCCTGCAAGGGCTGCGGGGCGAAATGTCCGCGGCGGGCATCAACAGCAAAGAGCTCGCGGCCACTCAGCTCGAAGTCAGGCGTGCCACCAAGGCCGCTGAGGATGGCTTCACCGCCCTCAAGCAGCGCCTCACCGAGGTGCGCAACGAAACCTCCGCCAAGCTCACGAACCCCACTGCCGGCATCGCCCAGGGCGCAGGCGAGGCGTCGCAAGCCCTGCATCTGCTCGACGACTCGCTCAAGAGCATGTCGGAAAAGGTCCGCACCGTCGGCGACGGCGTCGCCAGCCTGCGCACATTGGCAGGCGAGATCAAGCAGCTCGGCGGCAACAGCGAAGTGGCGGATAAGTTGGTCGCCAACCTCGCCAGCGAGCTGGAAGGACTCAGCAAGAAGCAGCAGCTCATAGAGCAATTCGCCACCCTCAAGCGTGAGCTGCAAGACACCTCCACTCAGCTAGAAGCGTCGCGCGCCAAGACGGCCGCGCTGGCTCAGCAATTCAAGGCAGCAGAGTCGCCCAGCAAAGCACTCGCAAATGAATTTGCGCGCGCTCGCGAGGAGTCGCGCCAGCTTGCCGACCAGGAATTGCGCCAGCAGACAGCGCTGCAAGGTGTTCGCACCGAGATGGCCGCCGCCGGCATCAGCAGCCAAAAGCTGGCGCTGAGCCAGGCGCAAGTGCGGCAGGCCGTCGGCGAGACGGAGGGCCGCGTCAATTCGCTCAAGCAGCGCCTCACCGAAATGCGCGATGCGGCAAAGCAGCAAATCCCCGATCCGACTGCCGACGTGCGACGCGGCGTGCAGGAAACGGAAGGCCGATTCGATTCCCTGCTCGAATCGCTGAAGCGCGGCGGCGCTCGTATATTGGCGTTCATCGGTGTGACGACCGGGCTCTACAAAGTCCGTGACGGCATCCAGTCGATCATCGATACCGGATCCAAGTTCGAGAACCTGGAGATTCGTCTCACCGCGCTCATGGGCTCGCTAGAAGGAGGCCAGAAAGCAACGGCGTGGATCAAGGATTTCGCGCGAGCAACACCGCTGGGTGTGGAAGGCGTCACCGAAGCATTTGCGCGGCTCAAGACCTTCGGCCTGGACCCGATGAACGGCACGCTGCAGGCGCTGGTGGACGCCAACTCTAAAATGGGCGGCTCGCAAGAGCTGCTCGAGCGCATCATTCTCGCCGTCGGCCAAGCCTGGACAAAGCAGAAGCTGCAAGGCCAGGAAGTCATGCAGCTCAATGAGGCTGGTATCCCAGTATGGGACCTACTCACCAAGGCCATGGGTAAAAACGTCGTCGAGCTGCAATCGCTCTCAGAAAAGGGCCGGCTCGGCCGCACGGAAATAGCTCTGCTCATCGATGAGATCGGTAAGGGAGCTTCCGGCGCCGCCGCCGCGCAGATGGGCACGTGGACCGGGCTGGTTTCGAATCTCGGCGATATTTGGCAAGGGTTCCTTGACCGTATAGCCCGCAGCGGCGCGCTGGATGCGTTCAAGCGCGAATTGAAAGATGTTCTCGACACCACCGAGCAGATGGCGAATGACGGCCGGCTGCAACGCTATGCGCAGCAAGTGTCCGACGCCCTCATCAGCATGGCACGTATCGTCAAAGGCACGGTCACCACCCTGATTGAGTTCAAGGACGCGCTGGTGATCACGGCGCAGGCTTTCCTGTTGGTTAAAGTCGGCAGGCTCGCGACCGATTTTCTCATCTTTGCCGAGGCGTTGCGCAGACAGGTCATCCCGTCCGTCGCGGCCTCCGGGGCTGAGGCGACAGCGGCGGCCGGCAAGTTCACGCTGCTCGGCCGGGTTATCGGCCTGCTGCCGCGCACTGTGCGAGTGGCATTGGTACTGTTCGGTATCGAGGCCGCTATAAAAAGCGCCCAACTCCTCGGCGAGGCGCTGGCCAAATACGGACCGGCAGGCAGGGCGGCGGAAGAAGCGCTGCGCGGCGTGCGTGCCGAGGCTAGCCGTAATGCAGAGCAGAGCAAGGTCACCGCCAATGAATTCGAGCGCTATGCGAACCTGAAAATCAAGAGCAGCGCCGAGATTGCACGACTCACAGCCGGTGAGCGAACCGCCTACCTCGAAGCACTGAAAGGCGCCGAGCAGTATCAGATCGCCATTCTTGCCACGGCCCGCAGCCAAGAAATCCTTGGCAACAATACTCAGCAGACCCAGGCCGCCGCCATAACTGCGCTCAGGGAGATCAGGGAGGCTTACTCAGCGGTCGAAGTGGCGAGTAAGAAGGCCGAGACGGCAACAACAGGCTTGTCGCCGGCTATCAATCAAATCATTGCCGACTTCGAACGTCTACGCTCCACCGGTAAGGATGCTTCCGAGGCATTGGCCGATATCCTGAAACAGTTTGATCCCGGCTCGCTCACGAATGTGCGGGACGTGGTCCTCTCCATCGACGAGCTGGCAAAATCAGGCCGCCTCGCAGGCGATGAAATCGACAAGAGCCTGCGGCAGGTCATAGACAAGCTCAGCGGCGAGGATCTGGTCAAGCTGCAGCTCTCGGTAAGTTCCGCTTTCGGCGACACCATCAAGCAAAGCCGGTCAGCGCAAGCGGTCATAGACGAGACGGTCAGGGCCGCATTCAAACGGCTAGGTCTCGATGCTGATAGGTACATGAAGGGCGTCAGCAGCGCCACGAGCGACGCCATTTCGTCATTCGATGCGCTGACATCATCAGTAGGCACAACCAACGAAGCGTTGGCCGCTGGTTTCGATAAAGCCTTAAATACGGCCGATACTCAGCGCGGGCTTGATCTGCTGAAGGAAAAAGTTGTTGAACTCCGCAAAGAGAACAGGATTACAGCCGATCAGGCTGAGGAAGCATTACGCCTTATCGGTGTTCGCGCTGACCAGCTATCAAAAGGTCCGCTCGATGCCGTCAGCAATGCATTTAAAACGCTCGGTCTCACAGCTCGGTCAGAGTTGCAACGGATTGCCGACGAAGCGAAATCAGCATTCGAGACGGTGCGCAACAGCAGCAACAGCACAACAAAAGAAATCGAGGCCGCCTTCCTCGCCTACGCTAAGAAGGCCATCGATGCAAACAACGGTGTCGCATCCACTGCACTCACGGTGCAGGCGCGTTTTATCGGCCTGGGTGATGAACTCGGCAAGCTCACCAAGAAGGCCGACGACATCAAGCCTATCGAGGAGAATCTAGGCGCGGCGGGCGGCGCGGCGGACAAGACAAAGGAGGCCGTCAATACGCTAGGCGAGCGGCTAAAGAGTGTCGGGCTGGTCGATGCGCGTCAGATGCGCGACGAGCTCGTCGCGGCATTCGAAAAGAGCCTGATTTCCGCTCAGGAATTCGAGCGCCAGGTTGGGCAGATCACACAGCGTATCAACGAGCTTGAGCAGGCTGGTACCGGCATGAGCCAGGCGCTGGCATCGCCCATCCTCCGCACGCGCGAGGAGCTCAAGCAGTTCGGCGATGAGGCCGTCGCCGAGTTCGACCGCCTTGTCCAGTCTCTGTCCGGCTCCAATCTCTCGGTCGAAAAGTTTTGGGATAAACTCGCGAAGGGGACGGATGAACTGCGCCGCAAATACCAAGATCTGGCGGATGACGCCGAGCGTACGAAAAAGGTTCAGGTAAGCGCCGCCGAGGATCTGATCGACCAGCTGAGCCGCGCCGACGGCCAGACCCGTGGGCTGATTACCCGCGCGCGCGCCGCCGCCGGCGCCATGCACGACCTCGATGACGCTACCCTGGACCGACTCAACCGCAGCATCGCCGATGCCGAGCAGCGTCTCGACGCGCTGCGCGACAAGGCGCAGAGCGCCGTCGATAGCCTGCAGGATGAGCTCGACCGATTGCGTGGCAACGAGGCCACCATCGAGCAGCGCGACTACGA